TAACTGCCTTTGTACCAGCCTAATTCTTCATTATCTATCCTTGGCATAAATTTAAAATTAGAGTAAGATGTTTCTAAGTGTTCATCAAAAGATACTACACCTTCTCTATCAACATCAAATTTGGCATTGTTATTTTCTTTTTTTGTCATTCGTATAGTTGACATCATTAAGCGAAATACTTTTTCAAATTCTTCATAATCATCTAACAAATGAATTGCACACTCCATTATGGCACGACAGACTTTGCGAGGCGATAACCAATGGTCAGCTGTATATTTCCCAGCTTTAATCGCTTGACTAGTGGTAAGACCCGAATCGTAATTTCCGGCAGTAAAAGCATAATTATAAACCATGCCAGCAATAATTTTTCTATCTTCAGCTGATTTAAAGTATCTTTCTTTCTCAGAGTTTAAATGCCTAAAACAGTACTTTGAATATAGAGTCCAGTCTTTTATTTCTTTACTCATTATAAAATCTCATCTTCATTTTGTAATTGCCCTACAAACTTCATAGGCAACTTATATTCTGGGTCAGAAATATCTACTTTCTTAGTAAAGTCTGTGACCGCTTTTATTATTTCTCTAAAATGGTCTGTCAGTATATCTGGTTTCTTTTCACGAATATTTAAAACATTCTTTGAAGTATTGCCGTTCACTATTGTAAGAATCAAAGGGTTTAGTCCAGAATTAACAGCGTTAATATATTTTATGAAAGCTCTAGTATCATAGTCGGCTGTTGCCAGTTTACGAGTTGTAAGTTTTATAACTTCATTATTAGGAACTAGTTTCTTAATTTCTTCAAAGTCTTTTTCACTAATACTTTGAACAACACGGGATTCTTGGCCTAGTTCTATTAAAACATCATTTAGAATACGGCTCTTTTCATCTTTTGCAGTTACTTTCATGTCTTTTATAGTAGCTTCAATAGCCTGTTCTAAACCCACAGTTTTAGTTGCTTTGATTGTTTTTTTTCTTACCATATTAACAATTTGAGTAACAATGTCGATTTCTACTCGTTCATTTCTTACTTCTTCTTCTTTCATATTTTCATTAGTTCGCCAGATATCTCTCCAATATTCGGCAGGTTTGCCTTGAAAAGCAAAAAACTCAACAACTGCAACATGCATAGTTTGTTTGTTTTCGCCATAGTGTCCTTCATGGCGATGAAATCCTGTATCAAGCATTGCATCGTATTTAAGCATTTCTTCTTTTTGTTTATCGCTTAATTCTAATTCTGGGAATTGAGAAGCATCTTTAATAAGTTCAACAGTTGGGGGTATATAATACCCGGGTTCATATTTGCCTTCTTTTATTAGTCTTTGAAATTCAGCAACTTTTTTGGTATCAGTACCAGTAGCTCGAGCGCTGTTGCTTCCGCCAGGTTGATATATTTTATCCATTGGGAATTCATCTTCAATACGAAGAACACGCATTCCTTTTGCCTTAGGTTCTCTCGCTGGAACTGAAAATAAATCTTTTAATTTTTTCATTCTTTCTAACTCCTTTTCATAATATAGTTTTTTTATTGTTCATATTAAGTATTATACTCTATTTCTGGACAAAGGTCAAGTACATATTAATTGGCGTCCCAAGTATCGTCGTCATCGTCGCTAGGGTATGAACCAGTAGGCTCTTCCTCGACAGGTTCTTCACCATTGATAGTTGCATCAACCTTTTCGTAAAGGTCTTTGAACGCTTCCTTAGTGTCATCATCAAAACGATTCACACAAAGAGCAACTGCCTTATCTCGTTTGTTGAAGATTGAGAAAGTTTGAACTATGTGGCACAGACGACGAGTAGAAATCACTTCGTCAATTCCTTCATCATAGAAAGTCTTGCGAATCGCATCTGCCCAACCCACGAGTAAGTCAGCAAATTCTTCGTCCAGAACCTCGAACTTCTTCATGTGTTTCATCACAATCTTCTTTTCAGTTTTCATTGCAGGGAAAGTTTGTTCAACGTTGATAGTGAATCGTTCTAGGAACGCTTCGTCAATCACAGTAGCCGCAGAATAACGACCATCTTCTGAACCCTTACCCTTAGTGTTAGCAGTAGCAATCACATTGAAACCTTTAGCGGGTTCAACAATCTCACCAGTTTTCTTGATTAGAACAGGTTTGCCCTCAAGAACTCCTTGCAAACACATAATCTTGTTAGTGCCTCGGTCAATTTCGTCAATCAGAAGTAATGCACCCGCCTCCATGGCTTTGATAACTGCACCCTTTTGGAAAACTGTTTCACCGTTGATTAATCGGAATCCACCAATCAAATCATCTTCGTCAGTTTCAGGCGAAATCTGAACTCGGACAAACTCTCTCCGTGCCTTAGCAGCGGCTTGTTCAACCATAAAAGTTTTACCGTTTCCAGATAATCCAGAAATGTAAGTTGGGTAGAACATATGAGATTTTATGATTTTCACAATATCCGCAAAATGTCCCCAAGCAACGAACTCTGGAGCAATTTTTGGAATAAAGACTTCATCATTCACAACAGAAGAAACACCCTTCAAGGCTTGTTTCATTGGTTCGACCTTAACTGTTTTTGCTTTACGACCAGTTGATTTACCCATTTCAGAGGAAAGGTCATAAACACCCCTCGCAACCTTTGGATAACCAGCTAATGCATGAAAGACCTTTTTATCAGTCATACCGAATTCTTCAGCAACTGAGAACACTTCTTTGTTGGTAAATTCGGTTTTACCACCAAAGTTCTCTTTCAATTTTTCAATTATTTCATTATTTAACATCATATATTTTTTCCTTTTCTTTATTTACAAGTACATTATACCACATCTGGAGCAAAAGTCAAGGGCATTAGATGTCGAAATATTCAACTTAAGTTGAATTAAATTCATCATACTGCCACCGCCTCAGATATTTTATTCACGAGTTGTTTCACTATCTTTTTAGATTTGTTGTGTTTTTTGAACTCATTCCGGATATCTTTTATTTCGTGAGTTTTACCTTCCGGCAGAGTAAACTCATTTTCTTCAATGATATTTCGATTTCCAACTTTGACTATGAAGTAGTCATTGTAACCCAAAGCATCTTTGAAAGAAACTATGTGATTCTTGTTAAATTCTTTTTTGAGGTCTTTATCTTCTTTTTTCTTACGGGCTTCCCAAGGAACATCCCAAAGTCCTTGGAAGAGCTCTCGAGGTTTAGGAGCAAGGAAGAAACCAGTAATCTTCGCACCAGTAATCTCACGAAGTCGTTTCAAACAACCTTTATATAGTTCCCTTGAACTCTCACCTTTAACCATTTTCCCACGGAAATTCAAAGCAGTCTTGTAAGTATCGACATCTAAATCACCATCAGTATTAATTCCGAGAGAATCAGCATAACCATCAGTAAGTATCATAATATTTGTTTTTTGAACATTGTATTTCCTTTGGAATTTCTCGACGATATCTGCCGCAACCAAAGTAGTTTGAATTAGTGGAGTAGTTCCCATTTCATCATAAGGGGAATAAATACTTCTGTCGATATAATAATTACGGTCATGAGCATATCCATACCTATATCCATTGAAAATTCCACAACCGAATAAACCTTTCATTGCGATTTTGAATTCAGCAGATTTCATTTCAGAACTCAGAACTTCCGCAATCTTTACCGCACCAACATTCTCAATCTCAGTCGGGCCAACTTCTCTCAAATCTTCATCATCACTACCGTTCATTCTATCAGCAGCAGTCCAACGAGAAGTGAAAGTGTAAAACTTAAATGGGATATTAACCTTTTTACAGAACATTGCGATAGTTAGTGTCTGTGAAATAACATCTTCGATTATATCACACATTGAACCACTCATATCAACGAAACCAACGATACCGTGTGATTTTGCTTGAGCAAGTCGAGTAACTGAAAGGAATATATCCTCAGAGTATTTGTATTGGTGAAGTTTGTTAGGATTTAAACTTCCCTTCTTGGCAACAGTCGCCCTTGAATATTCATAAGCAGCCTTCTTACGTTCGAAATCTTTGGCAAGTAAATTCGCAGTACTCTCTAAATGTTTTTTAACTTGCAACCATTCATTTTGCACATCTTCATTAACCATATAACACCTGTCAGATTCTTCTTCGAATTGAAGTTCATTTCGTTCCTTCAATACTTCTTTATATGGGATAACCATTTTTTTCAGATTCTCTTTTGAGATTCCAGAAGAGTAACGAGCTTGGGCATTACGACCATAACGATTCTCTTTCATATCTAAAAGTTCTTTTTCTTTTTCTCGGTAAGTATCTTCGGTGAAAGTATCAGTTAGTTTATCTATTGGAGCTTCAGCACCTTCTTCACCATTTTCGATATCACCCTCGGTTTCTGCACCTTCTTCGCCGTCGTCGTCGTTATCACCTTCGTCGCCGTCGTTGTTGTCGTCGGCATCAGAGTCGTCGCCTTCGCCTTCTTCTTTTTCTTTAGATGGTGATTCACCACCTTCTTGTTTTTCACTTTCGACTTCACTCTCACCCATATCACCGACACCGAGAGCTTCTTCATCTTGTTCTTCTTGTTTTGCATCTAAGAACTCTTTTAATTTTTTACAGACCTCAACAACATCTTTCCAAGTCTTAACGGTCATTGCTTCTTTGACTAATGGAGATTCTTCGTCGTCAAATTCGATAGGATAAAGACCACGACCTTTAGAATGGATATTCAATCTATCCATAAGAGAAGTTGGCTCTCTATCTTCAGTTCCGAAGAGGTTATCTTCAAACAAACGTTTGTAACCATTACGGAATGCCTTGACAATGCCAGGATATGTTTCTTGAATCATACGTTCAATTCGAATATCTTCGACAATGTTTAAATAGGATTTTGGAATATCGGAATTATTAAGTGCATCATGCAACCCCTCATTAGGAGTGTAAAGAGCATGTCCAACTTCGTGTCCGACCAGTAAGTCATAAACCGCTTTACCTTTATCTTCCCATAATGGAAGTCTAAGGATACGATTCTCAGTATCAAATGAGGCAGTAGAGTAGTTACCGTGTTGAATCACCAAATTCTCTTTTGCGAGAAGTCTGGCGAGGTATTCTTGGGAGGTTAAATTCATTGTTTTACAGTTCTTTTTTCATTCTATAATGCTATTATACCATAGTTTTCACTTGTGTGCCAACTATTTTTTAAAATAACTAGTTTATTCTATAAAACCACACTTTGGTAGAATATTATTCTCGTGTTGAATTATATTCAACTATTACGTTTGATATTCGAGGATTCTTAAGCAATTCCTTAATGTACATTCGAATGGTTTGTTGGTTTGGAGTGTTTTTGTCAGCAACCACAACTCTCGAAGTGGTCTGACCATTTTCTGTATATTTTACTTCTTTAATATGCATGTCAATTCCCGGTATATATTGTACTAAAATTATTTATCTTTTTAAACTCGATTTTTGACTTCAATTTAGATTCTAGCATATCGGGCTTATGTGATATAATAAAGGTGTTGGTATAATCCTCTAAGGTCAATAGTATCTTCATTAGGTTATCTACACCATCAGCATCTAATGAAGAGTCGAATGTTTCGTCGAGGATTAATAGGTTGGTATTCGTTGAGTTCTTCATCTTCGCAATCTGTCGCCAAGTGAATAACAACGAAAGGTCGATACGCATCTTCTCACCTTCCGAGAAGTTATCGTATCTGAATTTATCTCTGTGCCTAGAACGGATAGTTTCGTCGAAGTGTTCGTTTAAGGTAAATGCAACAAAGAAATCTAGGGTTTGTAAGTACTGATTGATTAAAGTATTCATTGCAGGTAGGTATTCCCGTATGACTTTGGTACGTATCCCCGTATCTTTTAGCATCTCCCATGCAATTTCGTTATATAATAGTTTGTCGTTACATTCGTTGAGGTTATCGTATAGTTCATCGGCTTCTAAAATTAGGTCGTTTAAATCGTCGTGAAGGGGTCTAATATTCGATTTAAGAGGTTTATTTTCTCTTACTCTATCTAACTCTATCTTTTTCGATTCAATCTTAGTAAGTATTTTGTCGAAGTTAGTTATATCTGTTGTTATCTTTTCAATGTCTTTTATCGTCTTAGAATATTTTTCTTTGTTAGTACTGACTAGTTTTGCGGTTCTTTTTGCACTTAACTTGACTTCGATAAGCATTGCTTTCTTTAATTGCTTGTTAATCTCTTGGGTACATTCGGGGCATTCGTTATTATCTTCAAAGAATTTTCCTTTCTTCGTTAGTTCCTGTATCAGATGTTTGCACACCCCACTCTCTTGGTTTAAGCTTGCCTTCGACGATTGTAGTTCTTTCAAATCATTTTTTAATGTCTTTGGATATTCACTTTTCTCGGTCTTTAGTTTCGCAATATCGGTTATAATCTCATCTTCGATTTCCTTAGTGGATTCGTCTGCTTTCTTATTGATTGCCTCTAATGAGTTGATATGTTTTTTCTGATATCCA